CGGCTTTTACGAATTCTCAAGTTCGTTTGCGGATTTAGAATTGGCTCAAACCCAAGAGAAAATGATTAACTCTTGGGGCGGCAAAGTTAAGGCGGTCATCATCAAAGTGCATCAGCGGGATCAGGTGGTTGATCCGGGTGCAAAAGATTTATGGCCGAAAGTCACTCCTCGGGAGGCTGCAAAAATAGCCCGCGAACAGTTGTTAGCAAAAGCTACCGGGTAATTATAACTGACTGAGCCGCCCTCCGGGGCGGCTCTTTACGTTTTGGGCGCGTTCTGTTAGTTTATGTCTTAGCGGCTTTATGCCCTGCCTCCCCCGGCGTGGAGGTCTTAAACTTTCCCGGTTCTTAGTCGCCCCGGCGCGCGATGATGAACTTCCTGTAAAAAGGAGGCATCCGTCATGGCGAATACCAATGCGCCTTTCGGTTTCCGTCAATATCAGGGGACAGGTTCTGCCCCGACGTATGAGCAGGTTGAAGCTGTTATCGGCTACAACACCACAAACATCTTCTTCGGCGACCCCGTGGAACCTGTCAATGATGGCACGGTTGCTCAGGGCGATGGTACAACCGCTGCTGCTGGCATCGCTGGCATCTTCGCTGGTTGCAAGTACCTCTCGACATCGCAGAAGCGCACCGTCTGGTCCAACTACTACCCCGGTGGTACTGACCCGGCTACGGGAACGATTGTTGGTTATATCATCAACGATCCGAACGCTAAGTTCATCGTGCAGGCTGATTCGTCCATCTCGGGCGGCATCACGCAGGCTGAGGTTGGCGCGACCGCTGGCTACACCATTGGCTCTGGCAATACCGCAACAGGTATCTCCGCTGCCACTCTCTCCGGCGTTGGTCCGACAACGGCTACGCTTCCCTTCCGCATTGTTTCTCTCGTGACGCAGCCTCCGGGCTCGAATGGCACTGAGTTGGCGACCTCGAACTATGTGATCGTGGCCTTCAACAATGTCACCACGAAGAACCAGACTGGCAACTAAGGAGTAAGGACCAATGGCTGTTAATCTTTCTGCCATCAAAGACCTTCTCCTCCCCGGTCTCCGTGGTGTCGAAGGCAAATACGAGCAGATTCCGTCGCAGTACGACAAAATCTTCACGAAGCACGAGTCGAAGATGGCTCTGGAACGCACCGCTGAGATGCGCTTCCTCGGTCTGGCTCAGTTGAAGACTGAAGGTGGTCAGACTGCGTTCGATAACGCTGCTGGCGAACGCTATGTCTACAATCAGGAACACACTGAAATTGCTCTCGGGTACGCAATTACCCGCAAGGCAATTGACGACAACCTGTACAAGACACAGTTCATGCCGTCGAACCATGGCCTCATCGAGTCCTTCCAGCAGACGAAGGAAATCTATGGCGCTAACATCCTCAACACCGCGACGACCTACAATGCGTCCATCGGTGGTGACGGTAAGGCTCTCGTCGCTTCGGATCACCCGATTGATGGCTCGACTGTGTCGAACTACGCAACGGTTGAACTGAACGAATCGACCCTGCTCAATGCGATGATCGCAGTTCGTACCAACTTCAAGGATCAGGCTGGCCTCAAGGTCTTCGCCCGCGCCCGCAAGTTGATCGTTCCGACAGCTCTTGAGCCTGTTGCGATCCGCCTCACGAAGACCGAACTGCGTCCCGGCACTGCCGACAACGACGTTAATGCGATCATGATGACCTCGGGCGGCTTGCCTGAGTCGTACATGGTTTCGGACTTCTTGACCTCGACTTCGGCTTGGTTCCTCCTGACAAACATCGATGGTTTGTCGTACATGGAGCGCGTCAAGTTTGAATCCGATATGCAAGTGGATTTCGTGACCGACAACCTGCTGGTGAAGGGCTACGAGCGTTACAGCTTCGGCTACTACAACTGGCGTTCGATCTACGGATCGTTCCCGTCGTAATCGCAAGAGGCGGGGTGTAAAAGCCCCGCCTTTTATCTTGGTATCTTGATCGCACTGACCGGCCAAGCGGACTCTGCACAGACAGTGTGATCTCATCGTGCAGGAGGTTCCTATGGGAACAACTACATTTACTGGCCCCGTGAAGGCTGGCGACGTTTTGAACACGACCGGCAGCACTGTTGGTACGATCAAGAATGTCGGCACTCTTGTTGCGGCTCAGTCGGCGGCTATCACGCAGTCTACAACTGCCGCTGCCACCAGCATTGTTATCCCCGCGAACAGCACCATCATCGACATCGAGTTGTTCGTGACGACAGCTTGGTCGAGTGCTACGACGACCTACACTGTTAGCGTTGGTACTTCGGCGACAGCAACAGAACTCGTTGCATCTACGAATGCTAATGCCATTGGCATCCTTGCCCTTAATCCGGGAACGGACGCTACGCGCACGGGCAAGTGGGTCAATGTTGGCACTGATGATGTCGTGATCTGGGTTGACTCCGGTGCTCCGGATACCACTCCCGGCGCAGGCCGTCTCGTTGTGACGTATATTCAGGCGGCAAACGCCTAATCCGAGCTATAGGAGGCTCTCATGAAGGGTAAGACACAGAAGGGCGTTAAGGCCAGTCAGGAACTCGGCGGCGACTTTTACGCTGGCGGCGGCAGCAATGTCGCGAAAGAGTCGAAGAACAAGGCCGAAGGCTTCAAGAAGGGCGGCAAGATCGCCAAGATGATGGGCGATAAGGCTAAGGCCCATGCCGGTCGTAAGCCCCGCAAGTCGGGCGGATCGGTTCTCTCTTCCGCTGCGAAGGGAACGATGCGTCCGGGTTTTGAAGGGTAATCCACTCCCGCAAAATCTGCACTTTACGGGGGCCACTGCGCCCCCGTTTTTCTAGGAGGGGATCATGGCTGGAGCATGGACACGCAAAGAAGGGAAATCCCCTTCCGGCGGGCTTAACGAAAAAGGTCGCGCTTCTCTTCGCGCTGAAGGCCACAACATTAAGCGTCCACAGCCAGAAGGCGGCTCGCGCAAAGACAGCTTCTGTGCGAGAATGACTGGCATGAAGCGCAAACTGACCGGCTCTGCAAAAGCGGCGGACCCGAACAGTCGGATCAACAAGTCTCTTCGCAAGTGGGATTGCTGACATGGCATCCAAGCCGCAAAACTCAGGTCTATGGGGCCGTGCTAAAGCGGCGGCGAGAGCTAAGTTTGACGTTTACCCATCAGCCTATGCCAATGCGTTTGCCTCAAAGTGGTATAAACAGCACGGTGGTAAATGGTCTGGCGACGATAACCGCGTCAACAAAGCTGAAGGCGGCGGTTTGGGAAAATGGTTTGCTGAAGACTGGCGAGATGTGAAAACCGGCAAAGAATGTGGTAGAATTCCCGGTGAGAAGGGAAAGCGTCCTTATCCGGCTTGCCGTCCTGCTTCTGCCGCTGCCAACATGAGCAAAGAGCAGAAAACATCGATGGCTCGGAAAAAGACTGGCCCTGCTAGAAAATCGTGGCCTGTTTCGCCGTCCGGCGCGAAGAAGGAAAGCTGAAATGCAATATAAGGCTCTCACCAAAACTGGAACAGGTCGCAGCGGCATCTGCGTTCTTGATGATTTCCAAACACCGTTCAATGTCGGCATCGCTGTTTCGATCAGCGCAACGGCAACATTCACAGTCGAGTATTCACTCGATGATCCTAATGCAGCGGGCTATTCGCCATCGACGGCTGCATGGTTTGTTGCTCCGGGCTTTACGTCGGGATCGGCTGCCATCGCTGGTGCTTTCACCATTCCTTGCCGCGCAATTTGCGTCAATGTTTCGGCGAATACTGGCACTGTGACAGCGAACATCGTTCAAGCTGGACCCGCGTAAGGGATAACCAATGGCAACGAGCGGCACATACACGTTCAATCCGGGTCTCGGTGAACTGACACTATATGCTTACAACTTGATTGGCGTCCGTAACACGGCTGTCCTTCAAGAGCATATGGAAGCCGCTCGCATGGCATCCAACATGATGCTGTCCCGTTGGGCCAATCAGGGCGTCAATCTGTGGGCAGTCGATCTCGTTACTGTGCCTCTAGTTCAGGGTCAGGCAACGTATAACGTCGATGCAAACACGGTTGTGATGCTCGATGCTTACATGGTCATCGATAACGGTCAGTCGCAGCCGATTGATCGCATCATTTTGCCGATCAGCCGCACTGAATATGCGTCCTATCCGAACAAAGAGCAGCAGGGTTTCACGACCACATTCTGGTTTGATCGCCTGCTTTCTCCGACCGTAACTCTCTGGCCTGTCCCAGACGGTACGAGCGCCCAGTTTCTCAAATACTATCGCGTCCGCAGATTGCAGGATTCAAATCTGCAAAATGGCGAGCAGGTCGAAATCCCTTATCTTTGGATGGAGGCTTTTGCCTATGGCCTCGCGCAGAGACTTGCGATGGTCTGGTCGCCAGACAAAGTAGCATTGCTGAAGCCTATGGCTGATGAAGCCTACATGATCGCATCGCTGCAAAACGTCGAAACGGCGCAACAATATATCTCGCCTCAAATCTCTGGCTATTTCCGATAGGGGGCATTCATGGGATATGCTTCTCAATCGGGTAGGGCTAGGACAAGCGCCAGAAATCCGCAGGCTCACGCCATATGCGATAGGTGCGGGTTCCGATACAATCACGTTGATCTCCGTTGGCAGTATGACTGGCGCGGAGCTTCGTTGATGAATATCCGGCTTCTTGTTTGCAATCCTTGCTACGATACTCCTCAGTCCCAGCTTCGTGCGATTGTGGTTCCGGCTGATCCTGTGCCGATTGTCGATCCGCGCATTCAGGACTTTGTCACGGCAGCATCGAACACTCGTGTTACGTCCGGTCAGAACACAACTGATCCGACGACGGGCTTGCCAGTTCCGGGTGGCGACACTCGTATCACGCAGGATGATGATACTCGTGTCACGCAGCAAACGGGTGAGCCTCCGGGTGGCCTTAATACGCAACCGGGTACTGATCCAAACGCACCGGGTAACAATGATCCCGGCTTGCCGTATAATAACACTGACGTTCCAGAGACAGGGCCGCTTACATGAGCAATGTGCAAATCCCAAACCTTCCCGCCGCAACGGGTTTGAGTGGCTCTGAGCAGTTTGAAGGTGTTCAGGCCGGAACTTCGGTTCGCATTACAGCGAGCCAGATCGCTACCTACATCTCGTCTGCATATCCGGCTCCGGGCATCGCCAGCGTCACGGGCTCGGCTCCTATCTCGGTTAGCACTGTTGGCAGTGCGGCGACGGTTTCTCTTAACCTTCAGGGCGTCACGAATGCCTATATGGCAACG